ATCCATCTGATGGTCATGTCCTCAGGCTCCCGTTAATGTCATCCCTGTTCTCGGCCAGGAATCGCAGGAAGGCGCCCCTGCCACCGTTGAGAATCTTGTCTGCGGCATCGTCGTCGGCTACCACAACGGCCCTGGATACTCCACCGCCAGACTGGGCTGGCAGCACGTTCCTGGAAGACAGCTCGCCGCCCTCAGCAAACCCCAGACCTCTGGCCCCTCTGGATGCGGCAGACCTGACGGAGCCAGCCAGCCCACGCAACCCGGCGGGATCGACCAGCCCGGCGTTGATCTTGGCCATCACGTCCGACCCGTATTTTCGCACGGCGTCCACGCGCATCATGAACTCCCCGGGCGCAGCCCAGATCGGAATGGTGTCAGTGGGGTGCAGCCCAGTCGGGCGACCGCCAGCGGCCAGCCCCTGCGGGTTGAAATAGTGCCCGAGAGAGGGCCTGCCCCTGCCAGGTATGGTGCCGCCCCTGGCCTTGGTCACAGCTTTGGCTACCGTGCCTCCAGCGCCCCCAGCGGCACCTCCGAATATACCGGCGATGGCCTTGGCCATTGCGATCTTCATGAAGGTCTGGATGGCCATCTTCGCGATGCTCTGGAGGAGCCTGGCGAACCGTTCCTTGATGTTGACCTTCTTGGTGGGATCGAAGGCGTCTACGATGGTGGTGGAAATGGTTTCGGCCAGTGCATTGAGGGACTGGGAAATAATGTTCGAGATTCCCTGGAACGTGTCTCCGGCCTTCTGAGCAAACGTCAGGAGCCCGTGCTCCATGGCGGTAAAGGGGCCTCCCTCGGCCTGGAGCTTCAGCAACTCAAACTGCTCCCTCTGTTTGCGCAGTGCCTCGCCAGCCAGGTAGACCTCGACCTTCTTCGTCTCATTCAGTCTGCGCTGGGACTCCTCGGTCTGTTCGAGCTGGGAAATGGCCTCATTCCGCTTATCAAGATCGGTGTAGCCCTGCATCTCTGATTGCTGCTGCAGCAGAAGTAAATTCCTTTCCTGAGCAACTCGCTGCTTTTCCAAGAACTCCGAGGCCTCTTTTATGTTATCTCGCATGTTCTTGTATTTGCTGGCGGCCTCTTCCAGGGCTTGGAATTGTGTCCCGGCCATCAGCTGGCTGATATTGACATCGGTCATTTGGTAGTCGTCTGCCCCTACAGGTAATCCATCGGCGGCACCAGGGAGGGACGACTCAAGATCAAGTTTGACTTTGATGGGCTTGCTTTCAAGCTTACCCTTCAACTTGTCGAAGATACTAGAGAGCACACCCCAAGCTGTTTTTGCTGTCGCCTTTGCCGCCCCAGCGGCAGTCCCAGCCAGGTCCTTCATGTCGTCCTTCAAGATGCCGATAGAATCCTTGCCGCTCTTTTCATACTCAAGCCAGAAGTCGTTGATGGTTTTGCCGATGTCGCCACCGACATTTCTCCAAATGTCCCCTATGGATTCTGCCGGACCAGAGTCATCTATCTCCTTCAGCTTTCTTTGGGCTCTTCTAATCTCCACAGTAACCGCTTCCAGTTGCTTGTAGTCGTTGGTGACGTAGCTCTTGGCCTGGAGTGCAATCCTCCTGAGCTTGAGCCAGCCAATATTAGCCCGAGCCAGGCCACTTTGTAGGAGGTTGAAAGCGTTTTCAAAGCCTATCGTCAGGGTCTTAACCACCTTTTTGGCCAGCATCCCCATGACCCTAAAACCAGCAGTTAGCTGAGTGACAAAGTCAGCAGAGATCCCTAGCTCCTTGGAAACATGACTGTTTATGACCTCTGCTACCTTGTAGAGAGCGGCCAGGAAGATGCCCCACTTAAGGACGATGGTCTTGGTGAGTGCAGCCATCAGGGCCAAGGCCTTCTTTGACACCTTGAGTGTGATTGCTATGACTCGCCACACCGAGCGGACACCAATCGACAAAACTTTGAACAGTTTCATGGCCGTGTTTACAGCCGTTACGGTAACAAGAATGGCCACAAGTTTACGCAAAACGTCATTAAAAGAAATTCCAACTTTGCCGATAGCCGACAGCCAGGAGCGCACCAGAGCCACAATTCCACCAACTATCTGTAATCCGTCCTTAATCCCAAAGAGCACATCCACTACCATAATGCCAATGCCTCGAAGTGCATCGGAGATTCTGCCCAGTCCACTAGATAGTTCGCCTGCAGAACCAGCAGACGCCAGTTGTTTGAAATACACAACAACATCCCGAAGGGCATTGAAGATTTGACGAAAGCCTTCCACCAAAGAGTTGTTTAGCGATATTCCCTGGTCGGTGACATTCACCATGAGGTGGAAGAGTTCCTTCATCGTGTCCTTCAGCACCGTGAAGAACTCAAGTCCAGCCGTCCCGGCGAGCTGCTGGAAGGCATCCTTTACTCGGCCAACCATGCCGAGCCAGGTTTCCCGCAACTTTTTACTGGCCTCGCCGAAGGCCGAGAACTTCTTGAAAAGCTCATCCCCGAGGGTTCCCATCTCCCTCCACTTTTTGACTTGCTGATTTGTGATGTTCAGGGCGGCAGCGATTCGAGTGCTTTGAAGACGAATGTTACCCCGAAGGATGGATCGAACCTCTTCCGCCAGCTGCCTCTGGGGCATCTGCAAGGCCGTGGCGGCCTGGGAGATTCTGACCGAGAACTTCCGGATCTCTCCCAGATCCAAGCCACCGGAAATGCCTGGGGCAATAGCCAATTGATACACGTTCATCAATTCTTGGAATGTGGCCTCAGTGTTCAGGGCATCCTTTCGGAGGAGCATGACCTGTTCCCTGGCCTTTTCTTGAGCCCAAGCGAACTTATCCGCCATGGAAACCATTGCGCCTTGCTTGTTTACTACTTGGCCGGTTGCAGAAATGAGGGCGGCTATGCCTAGCTGCGCCGACTCCATGGTTTTGTTGAACTGGATGCCGGATGAGACCAGGTTCTTGAACCCCCTGATAACATATCCTGTCCCGCCAAAGACAGCCATGACCGTGATCAGGCGCTGCATGATATTTAGTTGGGTGCGAGAGACCTGGCGGAGCTCCTTCTTGGCCTTGGTCAGTCTCTTTGTTTTCCTGGTAGTTCTGCCGGTGGCAGCGGCCATGCCGGTAAGCTTGGCGTTCGTGTCGGCGAGCAGCTTATTGGTGAGCATGAACTGGTGGTTCATGTTCCTGAGCAGCCGGGTCTGTCTGTTCAGGGCCTTGATGTTGACCATAGAGGTCCGGGAAAGGGCTTGGAAGGCCTGCCTGGCCTTCCGAAGCCCGAGAGTATTGACTCTGGTGTTTACGTTGAAGTCTATCCCTCTGCGAGCCATGTGCTACTCTCCTATATTCCCCTGCCGTATTGGTTTAGCAGGTCCTGTCCCGACCTAGCGTTGGGATCTACCCCTCCTGGTGTCGCGCTCTTTGTCCAGTCTCGAATGACCGACTTGAAATCTTTCTGATCGGCCTGTGCGGCCCTTGCCACATATGCAGCCCTGATCATCTCTGCGCTGGCCACTCGTTCCAGGCTTTCCACCAGTGCTCTGAATGAAAGAACGTCTAACTCCGAAATCCAGTCCAGGTCAAATCCCTTGGTCACCGCCATGGTGACCATGTCTTGAAGTTCTAGCCAGAAGTCACTTCCTCGTCCATGCCCTGGCCCATGTTGGCGGCGTCCATGCCTTTTTGCAGCAGGTCCCCCGCCTTCTCCGCTAAAGGGCCGAAGACCCTCTTGTTCGCCTCCACGAGCGCGATGCACATCTGGAATGCCACCCCGAACGGCAGGTTCTCGACGAACTCCACCTTCTCCTTCATGGAGCAATCCTTCAGGTCATCCTTCAGGCTGTCGCCCAGCAAGTAGGCAAGGACCTCGGCGTTGGCGGGGTCGAGGAGGGTCTCCACGGCGGCCTTCATCGCCTCCTGGCGCTCCCTGGTGCGGAGCTTCGCCGTCTCGGTGGGGATGGCCTCGGTGTTGACCTCGGTCACCTTGCCAGAGGGATCGGACTTGGCCCGGGTGGCGCAATCGCTGTCGTTGCGGGTGAGAAGTGTGGTGATGGCCTTCATCACCGGTCCGGCGACCTGGCGCAGCTTGAAGAAAGCCTTCATGGAAATGGGGTAGAACATCAGCTTCTGCCCCTCGATGGTCTTCTCCAGCCCCGCAGGCCTCATGAATGTGAAATCGTTCCAGCTAATCTCTCTGTCCTTTCTGTTGTGAAATCTATCCCCCGGGGCCAGTCTCCCCGGGGGGTAGATCCCTATGACGGTCCGTGTTCGCTTACGACTGGTTGGGGTTTGTGGTAATGGTCATGGTGGGACTGTCCGCATCGGCAGCGGAATTGGCCTCGGCGGCGCCGGACAGCGGCAGCGTGGTCCACTCATCGCCGATCAGGCTCAGGTCGCCCTCTGCGGTGAGTCTCACCTGGTGGAACTGATACTCGGTCCACTTGTCTTCATCGGCAGGATTCTCCTGCACGAACTTCAGCGCACCCACGAGCCCGGAATGGGCCAGGGCCTTGACCACATGCACCTTCGCGGTGGAAGAGGCATTGGCAGCGATGTCGACATCATAGGAACCGGCGTCCATGTTGCCGCCGTCGATCACGAAGATACGACCCAGGTCCTTATCCACAGTGAAGTCGGTGCCTTCCGTCATGGCCGACCCGCCGCCCGTGGCCTCGATGGTCACATCGCCGATGTCGTAGATGCGGTTGCCCTGGGGCTCCGTGCTTGAGCCGACGCCAGAAGCCTCATCGTAGAGGTCATACCAGCGGCCCTGGTCCACCACGGTCAGGTTGGCGGTGCCGGTCACACCAGCATCACCCTCGTTGTCCCGCTGTGCGGACGTGCCGCTGAAGAACAAGGCCAGGTTCTCGAAGTTGATCTCGTCCAGGGTGAGAGTCAGGCCCACCTTCTGGGAGACCACCACCTGCTTGTCGACCACCTTCAGGCCTTCTCGGGTGCTGAAATGATCCAGCTCTTCCTTCTCCACCGAGATCATGAATTCGGTGGCGTTCCCAAGGTCCCTGTAGCCCTCGGGCAGGTCGTTCGAATCCAGCTCCGCGAAATACACTTTGCCTCGGCCCAGTGTATAGTCGTCGGTGTTGTGCTGGCCATTCTCTCTGATTCCAGGCATTTTCTACTCCTTTGTTATTGCGGACCTATTTCGGCCCTGATACGATATGCCGCATAGGTCCCCTTGGGCGAGTTCTTTCTCTCGGGGTGACTGTAATCGGCGCTCTCCAGATACAGAAAAATAACTCTCGTGTCTTCTGTCTTCGCAATGACCGGGACCTGGGCCATCCACGATTCCTCGAAGTCCTCCGTGATAACCTCCTGGTTGAACTCTATCACGAGGTCCCAGTCCCAGGAATCCGGCTCCTGGCGCATCCTGTCCCGGCGGGTTGAGGGGCCGAAGGACTTCCCAGACTCTTGCACCTCGATGGCCCTGGGGGTCACGCTGGTGCCCTCGTCTACGGACAGGCGTCTGCCTACCAGGTGTGTCACCGGGTGGAAGGAGGCGGCCCCTACCTCGTCCAGGATCCGATTGTGGATCTGCTGGCGATAGTTCATGGCAGCTTCCTCCAGGACTTGCCCACCCGGCGGGGGTCGGTCTCGGGCTCGATGGTCTTCACTCGGAGGCTGGTATTGGAGTCGAGGGACTCGCTGGCCTTGAGGATGTCGAGGTTCTCGTTGATCTCGTTCTGATACCGCAGTCGGACCGAGTCCAGCTCCTCCTGGGTCATCCGGCGGAACGGCCCCTCCTCCTGGAACACGTCCCGGGCCTCGGCGGCGCTGTCGAGAATCATCATCGGGGAGATGTAGCTCAGCTCCAGCCAGATCCACTGAATCTCGGTCAGCTCGGCCAGCTCCCGGAGGTATTCATCGTTCTCATCAGGATCGACTGGGGAGGCCTGGGTGATGGCGACCAGGGCGTCAATCCTGGACTGGGAGAGGACCTTGCGGAACTTCACCCTCACTGTGCGCACGGCGCGCTCCAGCAGGGTGCCAATGTCCGTGTCCTCCGATGTGCTCACTTGAGACATGCGGAGGTTTTCTTTCAGAGTATCAAGATCGGTAACGAATAGCGGGTCCATGTCATTCTCCAGGATATTTGATAAAATCATGAGACAAAATGTTGATGCACTCTTCCTTCGTCTGCGGGGCCTTCCTCCCCCTATTCTGCACCATGATACGTAATTTCATAACGTCCTGATCTCTCAATAGTTCCGGATCCAGGCAAAAGTCGGTGACCTGGGTTCGCTTCTTCTCTACTATACCATCAACCAGGAGTTGGCGCCACGTCTCTTTTTCAAAGTCTTCCGGGTATACCCGAACCCCAGGGGGGTATGTAACCCCCCCGAGGCTCAGCTCCTTGCGGATATTCACCCGGTAGGCGATCACTAGGATCACGTTACCTTGATGTTCATGGAGACGGTGCTGTCAGGCAGCCTGGGAACCGGCAGGGGCCGACTGTGGGCCAGGGCATACATGACCGAGGGATCCTTCTCGACCCAGGACTTGGAGAAAATCTGCGTCTGGATCGTGCGACCCTGCAGGGCATCCATGTCCGGGATGGCGCCGTAGTAGATCACGTTCTCGGCGGCGGGAGACGCGGTCACGAACTCCGCATAGGCGTCCCGCACGAGGTCGGTGGCGGTCCCATTGCTGTTGACGGAGCGGCTGTATTCCCAGACCTCGATGCCGCAGAACTGCCCCAGATAGAGCGCACCCTGCTCGGAGAAATTGCTGGTGTAGGTCACCCGACCGGCCTCGATGCGCCGGTTGTCCAGGAGGTCCTTCACCTGGTCGATCTGGAGGAAGTATTTCGCAGCATCCTCCCCCAGGATCACGTGGGTGGGGGCCAGGCCTACGTCGTCAGCAATCAGCCGTTTGGCGGCCAGGAAGTCCACCTCGGGCTTGGCCGTGGAGTCCTCGTCCCAGTCGACTTCTGCGGTCGTGGTGTGAGAGGCCGACCGGGGATAGGTGATCTGCCAGTTGTCCTCGTCCCTCACGGAGTAGCTGATGCTGCCCCGGATGGCCTGGGAGATCATCCACTCTTCACGGTTGGTGATCAGGTCCTTGAGGCGCTGCAGCTCCCGAGCGATCTTCTGCTGGATGGCCCGGCGCTTGGAGCCGGAGCTGGCAAAGATCACCGTGCCGGGCTGCCTGTTGTAGAGCAGGGAGCTGGGGGTGAAGGGCCGCTTGATCCGGATGTTGGGGGCCTCGACCACGGCGAATTCCTCGCCCAGGCCTTCGACCAACAGGGCCTCGCCGTTCTTCTTCACGAAGGGGGCGGCGTCCCTGGCGCCAGTCAGGTAGCTCATCTCGATGGTCTCGGTATCGAGAGTCTCCTTGCGACCGAACAGCAGGTCCCGCAGGAACCGCTGAGGGCCTTTGATCTTGTTGATGGCAGCGGTCATCGTCTGCCATTTCAGTTCGTCAATACTCGCCATGATTCAATCTCCTTTCGAGATATTTGGTTTATCGGACGGCTTCCAGGCCGTCAATGATCAGGCCGCGCTCCAGGCAGTCGGTCCTGAGGGCTTCGCGGAGGTCGGTGGCGGACTCGCCGTCCGGCAGCTCGATGTCGTCGAAGTGGATGGTGCCGCGCAGCATGACCTGCGCCAGGGACTCGTCGGAGGCGTCGAGGGTGACCGCATCGGGGTAGATGAACCCCTTGATCTCGTCCACGTCGCCGGTGCCGGAGGCCGACCACACTACCCAATTGTCGTTGCCGGTGTCGAAGGCCACGGGGGTGCCGACCTTCAGCTCGGTCTCGCTGGCGTCTGCAGCGAACGTCTTCACCTTCACCGTCTCCGGGGAAATTCGCGGGAACGGATCTCGGCTGGTGTCTTCATACAGCTCGTTGTCTCTCAAAGTCATCTTGGACTCCTTTATTTGGTTTGAGGTTTAAGGTAGGTTACTTGGCTCCCCCTTAGTCGAGGGTGCCAGCGAGGTCCTCGCCCAGCTTGAAAAGGTCGTTCTCCTCCTTGGAGAGGCCCTCGACATCGAGGTCGTTTTCGTCCCCGTCGTCGGGGTCCTGGTTGGAGGCCTTCTGGAGCTTGGCGAGCTTTTCCTTCAGCTCCTTGTTCTCCTTCTCCAGCTTGGCGTCCTTCTCGGCCTTCTCCTTCTCGGTCTTCTCCAGCTCGGCCTTCTCCAGCTCGGCCTTCTCGGCCTCCCGATCCGTGGCCATCTTCTTGACCACCTCGGAAATGTCCTTCAGGCCCTTCTGGAGGTCTTCCAGTTCTTTCTTCAGCTTCTCGTCCATTACAGGTTCCTCCTGATCTGTGCGAGCCATCGATTTGATGGCATCCCATATTTTCTGGAGGACCCCAGTGTCCTCCTTCGAACTCTCGACCTGCGCGGTGCCGAACATCGACACTCCATTCCACTCACCGTCCTGGTAGAGCTTCCGCAGTTTCTCGTCCTCGATCTTGATGACCATGCCCCAGGCCCCGGTGGCATCCACGGGGTTCCCGTCATAGTCCTTCAGATCCTTGAACCTCGGGTCGTCCTTCTGGACGATGAAGTTCTCCGCCACGAAGGCCTGCTCGGGGGAGAGCACCTTGCCGTCGTGCCTCAGGTCCAGCTCCCGGTGGTCACGCTGATACTCGTGGGCCATCTCCTTGATCACCTGAGCAGAGGCGAAATCGCCGTCGGCGTCGGGCCGCTCGGGCACGTAAACCAGGGCGGTCAGCTCCCCCTCAGCCGGGTCGCCCTTCGTCAAGGCATCAAACTGGACTGTTCCGTCCTCTTTGAAGAGGACCGGCATCCGGTTCTTGCCCCGGGGGCACAAACTGACGCAGGTGATCTTCGCCTTCTTTATCTTTCTCATGGAAATTACTCCGAAATGCAGAAAAAATCGAACCCTCTCCATGACTTATACGTATCAGAGAGAGAATGGTTTACACTTTTTTGAAGATTTGATGTATATAGCAAAAACAAATCTCTGGAGGACCCAAAATGGCCAGAAAATCTCGAAAAGCCCAGTTGGACAATATGTTTCGGCGCCTGCCCCGGCGTCACGTTCCGCTTTATGGAAACGGGAATGAAGCCAGGCCGCTGATGGAGGTCCTGACCAAGGCCATGCCGAATGCCGAGGCGGCCAAGGAAGGGGCGTCCAGGCAGGACCCCAACGAGGGAGTGAAGTCCCCGCCCTTCAATTTTGACAATATAATCAACTTTAAGAACCACAACCCTTACCACAGCGCCTGCATCGACGTGAAGACCCAGGCCCTGATCGGCCTCGGGTTCGTCACCGAGGAACAGAAGAGGCAGCGCAAGGAGAAGAAGAAGCTGGCGGAGCAGGGCGCGATGGCGGCGCAGCAGGGACCCACAAAGCCGGGCGAGATGGGTATCGAGGCCCCCCAGGAGGCCCGGGGAGTCAACAAGGAGGACCTGTCGGAGGAGCGGCGCTCCAAGGCCGAGATGGTCCTGGACCCCCTCTGCATCGACTCCTTCCAGGCCGTCATGGGGCAGGTGGGCGAGGACTTCCAGCAGGTCGGGAACGGCTACATCGAGGTTGTCCGGAACAATGAAGGCTCCATTGTGGGTCTCCACCACCTCCCGGCAGGCCATGTCCAGATCGTGATTGAGGACAACTTCTACAACAGCCATTTCCAGATCCTCAGCAGCTCCAGCGGGATGGCAAGCACATACAGGGCCTTCGCCAGGTTCGGAGACAAAGAGGACTTCTTGAAGCGAAAGCCGGAGCTGGCCGAAAAGAGCCGGATCTCCGAGGTCATCCACTTCAAGGACCCGTCCTCGCAGGACCGGTGGTATGGGGTCCCGAAATGGCTGGCGTCCGTGGCCGCCATCGAGCTGTTCCAGTGCCTGCACCAGCACGACTACGACTTCTACCTGAACAGGGGTGTTCCGGAGTTCATGCTCTTCTTGCTGGGCGCCAAACTCAACGACGACGATTGGGACAAGCTGATGGACTCCATGGAGGCGCACATCGGCTTGGGCAACTCGTCCAAGAGCCTGGCTCTGAACATCGCCGACAAGGGCCTGACAATCCAACTGGAAAAACTCGCCCTGGGCGAAAGCTACATGGACGGGTTCGAGGACCGGGTCGATACCTTGAGCCTGGAGATCGTGTCTGCCCACAGGGTCCCGCCGCTGCTGGCAGGCATCCAGATTTCCGGGAAGCTCGGGGCGGCCAATGAGATCGTATCGGCAACCAAGGCCTTCCAGGCGTTCGTGGTCGGGCCACAGCAGAAGATTTTCGAAACCACGCTGGGCAACACGCTGGGCAACCCAGACCTCAACGGGTCGCTGGCCCTCACCCCCAACGACTTCGAGCTGCGGAAGATCACCGAGGAGCTGGAGGTCGAGGAGCTTGATACGGTGTCTCGCATGAGGCAGGACTTCAACGCCCCGCAAAATCAGGGCAGGGACCCCAAGGAAGGGCTGAAGGACTGATGGGGTCAAGATCAAAGATAGAGAAGCTGATCCGTCACCTGGCCCTCAAGGAGCAGGGAGGGGCATGGAGCAAAGTAAAAGGCAGCCAGCGCCCAAAGAAGTCAAAGAGTCCAGCTACTTCGATTTCCTTCCTGATAGCGTTCCTCATAAAGCAGCTATCGTGGGAACACTGCAACAATGCAGAGGTGCGAGAGATCATTGCGAGCAGGAAACCCAGACGATCAGGCCCCTCGTCTAACTTACGCATCCCTCACTATTGGATCCAATACTACCATAACGGATACAAAGGCGGGTTCAAGAAGGGCACAGGTCCTTGGCTCTTTTTCCCAAGGAAGAACAAAAACGGCAAATCAGCCAGAGTAGATCCTCGCAGGCCAAGTAAGGCAAGGAACGAGATTTACAAGAAGGATGTTAAGCGTTTTGGAAAGCTGTCCCCAGGCAGGGCCAAACAGCTGAAAAGCATGGGAGCGGTATGGGCCTGGAGAAGGAAGGGCTGGCGTGGCGATCCCTTCATGGACAATGCCATCATGGACTTCTGGCGCAACGTCGACCAATACCTGCAGGAATACGTAACGGACATAATGTATCTGGACTTCACTGCGGTGGCAAAAAACGCGCTCAACGGTCGATTCGGCACGACCGTGAGGGCGGAGTCAGTAAGTCCAGAGGATGCGGCCATCCTGTTCCACTTCTATGATCCCATATTCAAAGAGATACGGGGCCAGACAGACGCCTACCGTATGGGCAAGCGAACGCCTAAAAAATAGACCACCAGGACTCTAGCGTTTCCGCTTTTCTCCCCACGAAGCAAGTCCGATGGCGTCGATCAGGTGAGTCCACTTCCCCGGCGGGAAAGACACGTCAATGTCCACATCCTTTGGGACAACCCTGGCGCTGTTCGAATGGTAGGACCAACCCACAGCATTCAGGATTCTTTTGTGCTTGACGATCTTGGGAACAGAGCCCTTCCAGGTGTTTGGCAGGGGGATCCGGATGTCCTGGCAGAACTCGGACGCCGTTCCGGCGACAGCCCCCGCCACCTGGGCCAGCTTGATGAGGTCCTTGGGCCTGGCACGACCTTGCTGATAAATCTGCTGGCCCTCGACCACCACCCTCTGGATGTCAGGAAACCTGCCAAAGAGCTTCCTCACGGCCTTGCAGACCTCCCACGCCATGGCGGCCACGGCGGCCTCTTGCGTGAGCTTAGCGTCGATCCTAGCCAGCTCTAAGCCACGGCATCTGGAGTTCTCGACCACGGCGAAGGCCGTGTTGTGCAGATCGGGGTCGCAACCAAGAACAAACATCATGCGCCTCCCTGGTCTTTGGTGAACGGCTGGTAGACCCGGAGGTTGGCGAGGCCCACCCATTTCTGCAACACAGTCAAATTGGGGTCCGGCCTGAACTTCTTGGGGCGGTGCCCCACGCCGATCCCCTCCCTCCCGGGCATGCCCTTGATGCCGATCATGAGGTCCCTCTCGGGCTCGAAGATGTCGAAGGTGCCTGCCCCCGTCATGGCCACCTTCCAGAAGAACGCGTCGAGACCTTTGTTGTTCGTTTCCAGGCAATGCGAGGCGGCCTGGAAGAGGATGGGCAGCAGGTCAGCACTCATCCCGGTCGAGCACAGGGCCGACCCTCGATTGCGGAAGACCCGGTAGCTTCTGGAGGGAAGATGGTAATACTTCTGCCACACCGTTCCCACGGCCTCTGCCTCCTGCAGCCGGTCCCACATATCCTCCAGGTAGCCGGACAGGTAGCAGTCGTCGTCCTCCCAGATCAGGATCTTGTCCGCAGATACGTAATGGATGCCGTTGATGATGTTGCTGGCCAGACTCTGAGGGCCGTATGGGTATGCGCTCTTCTGGCGCACGTGATACATCGTGATGCCGAGGTTCGCCAGCTCGCTTTGGGACTGCTCTGCCACAGCCTTGGCGGTCGCCTGGGTTCTGCCATCATCCACGATGACCCACTCCACTTGTCCTCCTGCCTCAGGGCTCAGGAAGGACTGCCTCTTCATGTGCCTGAAGGCCATCTTCAAAGCATCGTAGCGGTCACCTGTGGGGGTGATGATGCTTAACTTTTTAGAAGGTTTCCCCATTCCTCTGCTGTCCTTTCCTTGTGGTAGGCCCTGTTGAACTTGCCCACATACGGATCCCACAGGGCGCCCACATCAAGTAAACTCACATTATGTGGCTTGATCCTATGTTTGGTGAAAATGTCATGAATAAGGACGGATGACGCCAATGACGCCGAGATGCTGAACGTGTCCCACCCCTTGCGGATATACCTGACAATGCCTTCGATGATGCGCTTCCTGGCGATGAAGCAATTCAATTCTGGAACGCAAACGAACCCGCAGGAGCTATCGGCCACAAAAGGCAGATCCCGTAACCACCGAGGTCCTACCACCACGGACTCGCGGTCGCGCAAGTAGTTGGCCATCATCCACGCGTTGCCTGCCCTGGAAAGGTGTTCGAACAGCCTGGAAGGGGCGGGATTGTCAAAGGCCTTGTATTTCAAAAGATGCTTTGCAGAATCTCCAAAGACGGACTCAATCGTCTCTGCCATCAGTCCGTAGGTGACACCTGGCACAGGCCTCTTGGCGGCCCGGATCAGTGCCGTCCGCAGCTCCTCAGTATACTCGTGGCGATCACAATTGGCAGGGCCATGACCCAACATGCACGCGAACTCTCCGTCCCCGAACCTAGAAATTGAAAAGGTTTCCCTATTTAGAAGCTTCTGTATCAGGCCTCGCAGATCACGCATGATTTACGAACTTCCTTCCTTTTTTCTCGCAGAGACTAATTCGCATCTTCTTGGTCTCTTTGCCCCCGTGCGCCCAAAACTTGGCGTAGGGGTTGTTCCGATAATGTCCGTAGAGCAGGCCCTGCTTTACGTCAGAAAGCCAGAGAGCAAAGTCTACGGACATCTGGTCCCGGGGGTGGCCTCCTTCTTGCAGAAGCTCCCACCACTTCTTGGCGAACTCCCGAACGCAAAAAGACCCTCCCCGAAAGGCCATCAGCCCGGTGGTAGTGAGGTGGTCCTGGAAGATTTTCATCACCCTCCCGAATACTTGCAGTTGCCTGTCTAGAAGCGCCTTGTCCCACCCGTGACGACCGTGAAGGACCTCCGCCTCCTCGTGGATAGAGTCCCTATGGGGGTGCGCCATGGCCAGGACATCGTAGTCCTCCAGGTATGGGTAGACGATGTCCTCGGGCTTTTTCTTGAGCTGGAACGTCCCGTCAACCCACAAGACGTCATCGTGGGGATAATGGATGGGGGCAAGGATCTTGCGCTGCCGGGCAGGCCACCTGGTGCTCCGCCACCCCGGGTCCCTCAACTGCTTCACTTCCCACACGGTGGACTTCAGCTCAGGCCTGTTGGTGTAGCAGATATACTCTGCTGCGTCGGACACCTCAAGAGGCTCCAGGAGCGGATCCTTGTCTCCTATATGTGCGGTAAGGACCTTCATTTTCTCCTCGTCTTTGGCACGTAAGTGAATCCCCATCCCCGGTCGAAATGGTAGTTGACGTCCCAGCTCACTACATCAAGGCCCCTGGTGTTTATGATCTCCCACAAGGACAGGTCCAGGGTGAGCTGGTCCCGTTCAAGCTCCAAGTGGAGGAAGTTGTCCCACCACCGCTCATTGAAGGCCCTCACCGCATCGTTGTGCCTGCGGAACAGGACCCCACCAATGTGCATTGGGACCTCCATGTAGGAGAAATTGCGATCCTCCCACATGCACACGGCACGGCATGCCTCCTCGTGGTTTAGGAGCCTCCGCTCCGCATGGGTCAGGGCAGATATTTCCTCGCGAGGGTTCTGCCTGCGAGGATGCCGAAACAGGCCCATATCGCGGCGGTCTATGAGGTAGGCGTCAAGAGCCTTCTTGGGATCATCCGGGATGAAAGCAGAATCCACATAGACGTGCCTGTCTCCCTCCTCGAAGGGGAAGAAGACCTCAGGCATCATCTTGGCCCGGCGAGATTCCCGAATGAAGTCGATCCGCTCCAAGGGACCCGAACCGGCCTTGAGGTATTGCGTCTCCAAAAGCACCCAGCCATTGGACCCGCCAGTGTAGAACTCGTCCACAATGGCAATGCCGTCGATGTCCCGTTTCTCCAGGATGGGAAGCTGGGGCTGGTATCCTCCCAGGTTGGCTGTGATGAGGTAGTCCATTAACAGATCCTCTCCAGGGTCAAGAGGCCGTGGCTGAAGGCAACGTGGCGCTTGATAACCCACTCCGGATGCACAACCATGAACTCGTCTATGGCCAGCCGGATCCCGTGGACCTTTGGGTTGAACTCGGGGGTGACGTGCGGGTCCTCGATCCAGGTGCCCTTCTCGCCATCCGCACCCCATGTCCCGAAGGTGATGGTGTCGTGGAAGACGATCCACTTCTTGGTCTTCCCCGCAAAGATTTCCAGCTCGGAGGCAACCTGATGATAGTGGTGCAGGGAATCCACGAAGAGCAGGTCGTGCTCCGGCACGTCCTCCAAGGAGACCTTGGTGGTGTCTGCCTGCGTGACCTTCCACTTGTCCCCGATGAGAGGCATGAGGGCCTTGGCTCCCTTGGTGATGACCAGATCGTAACTGTAGAGCTTGCCCTCGCACCAGGCCAAGGCGGTAGAGGAGGCGCCGTGCTTGATGCCCAGCTCAACCACATTGTCAGAACACAAAGCCAAATCGCGAAGATAGTCCAAATGCCTCGCAGTTGCCGTGCGCCCTTTGGCAAACTTCGACAGGTGGGCCTTGACGGCCTCTTCGTTCTTGATCTTCATTGCAAAAACCTTTCCATCTCCATATACGGGAGGGACTGAAGGGAGGATATGGGAGACAGGTTCACAAGTTCAACGCCCAATTCCTTGAACTCTTTATGCATTCTCCTGAATCCGTCATCTATCTTAGGCACCTGTCTGTTCAGGTGATGGTCAACGAGGTCCACCCCAATCAGGCCGATCTTCTTAAAGCCGTGCATGTAGGCCAGCCCGACCGCAGCGAACGGAGAGGTCACGCAGCTTGGGACCGTTAACGGGCCTTTATACTTGAAAGGAGCGCCCGGCCAGGGCCAGGGATTCTGCAGGGCATACTTCCTGACACTAATCTTGCAAATGAACGGGAAGCATTCTGGATCCATGATCTTCATCCACTGATCAGTATAGGGTGTTTAAATTCCATCCCAACCCCAAGCGTTGCACCTGATGGTTTCTTTCCTGCTCTCAGTGAATCTCCTAGGATGGTCCAGGAGGACAACGCTGTCCCTGTTTTGGGGAGCGTCATTTACCCCCAACAGGAAGGTGTCGTCTGGAAAGCCAGTTAGCTGCATTGCGCTTTCCCCAAGACCGCATACTATAGCTCGGTTCATCATGATCTTTTCTTCTTCCTCTCCGTGAGCCACTCGCGCTCTTGCAAGTAGAGACGATTGTCCCGGCCCTTGTTTTTGTCGATGAACTCTACCAGCATGGCGATGTTGGCGGCGGCATGGTAGATGTGAGGCAGCCCAGACTCCTGGTCTATATCCTCCCCTTCCCACCACGCCGTCAGGTGGCGCATGCAGGACGCGTAGGGCTGCAACCAGGGGAAGCCTTTTTGCCAGTTGAAGTCACCGTATTTGTCGGCCCCGGCACCGAAGACCTTGGCCAGGGCTTTGAACATGGAAACGGGAACCAACTCCATCCGGTCTTTCCCGTCGTCAAACCTGGCTGCCTCGTGTGGGTTGTTCACGTCATGATTGTAAGGTGATTTACTCATCTTCTTCTGGCTCCCAAACTAAAAGATTTCCCTCATCGTCCCTGACCTCTTCCGCCGCCTTGGACCACCTGCGCATCAGGGCTGGCTCGGCCTCGATGGGGACGTCTGGAAACACTTCCTTCATTCCATCGACCATCAACTCCGCCACCCGGTCCGCCCGGGCACCCGCCAGCAAGTCATCCGGTATCTGAAGCATGATCTCATCGTGGATGAATGCCCATGGCTTGCACCCATAAAGAAGACTACCCGGAGTTTCGCACTCGCGCACCACTTTTATGATGGCTTTTTTCGCCCCCTCGGCGGACGGGGACTGCATGCAGGCTCCGTTGGCGCAGGCGCAATAGCTGCAACACGCCCTCCACATGCCCATGGGCGTTTCGTAGCAGTAGAGGCTCGGGTCGCTTTGGTCCTGGCAATCCTGGTTGATCCAGATGAAATAGTCAACCATCTCCGGGTAGGTTCCCAGCCAAAGCTCCTTCAACTGGGCCGCCGTTCCCTCGTCCACCGCCACCCCGTAGACTGCAGCAGCGAATTTCACGAACGTGGCCGGGCCAAGGCCCCCGGGATACCCAAGGCCAGTCGGCTTGGCGAAGGTCCGCCAGTGCTTCCAGAACTTCCTGTCACTTTGATTCTCAGAAGTCTTCAGGGCAAAGAACTTGTCGTAAACCTCGTCGGCGTCCAGGCCTTTGGCCGTCTGGGCAAAGTCTTCATCGAGATGAAGAGCAAGCTGGCTGCCAAGGAACGAGTGCAGGTCATACCCGGCCAGGACCTTGTCCCGGTGAACAGAGTAGCCAAACAGGGAGAACGTCTTCTGGGCCACGCTGACAAGCTCCAGGGCGCTGTAGTCCACAGAAGCGAATACGTGCCCCGGGTCAGGGATGAAGCAGTCCCTGGCCCTGGGATCAACCTGCTGGATGTTGGTGGAGGGGTAGAGGCTGCCGCCGTAGGACGATGTCCTCCCGGTCTCCTTCAGGATGTCGAATTCTGGGTGGACTCGGTCGGCATCCAGCTTTGGCAGCTCCGAATTCACCAGCCTTGCAATCTCCTGGCGGTCCTTGTATTCCTGGAGGATTTTGTTGAAGGGGGCCAGGACCTCCAGGACCGCTCCCTCCGCGCTGATGGCCCCGGACGGCGTCTTGGTGGGAGGGATCTGGTGCTCCTCACAAACCGCCAAGATGACTTCCGCCAGGGCCTTCGTGTTCACCGAGGGCTTCTTGGGGCTCGTGAACTTGATCCCGTTCTCCTGCAGATTTTCCCGGTAGGGCTCCCAGTCGAAGGTGTCATACTGGTCGGCAGGCAGGTCAGGAAACACCTCCGCCAGCTTTTTCTTCATGTTCTTGTAGGGCCTGGGCGGAGTCGCCGGGCGGAGGATGCCTGACCGGATCAGGCGAGGAAGGTTTTCGGGGAGCATCCTCTCCCCCAGCTCCTTGGCCTTGCTGTCCCGCAACTCCCGGTCTATCCTGACGCCGTTTATCGTCATGACCCGCAAGCAGAAGTCGGCAAAGACCTGGAGTTCCTCCGTGTTGCAACTACCCGGGCCTCGGGGGGCCGACCGGCGCAACTCCTGCTCTTCGAAGACCCGCAGGGTGCCAATGGCGTCATCGAGGGCGTAGTCTCTGGCCTCGGTCGGGTAGTCCTCCGCCGCCTTCCCTTCCAGCTCATGATACCGGAGGCGCCAGATGTCGTCCCCCTCCTTGAACTCTGACCGGTCGACCCCAGTGTATCTCTTCTCCAAGGAGGAGAGCGTATAGCTGACCCGGCGGGATCCGCCATCGGGCTGGGGCAGGTCCTGGATGTGGCCGAACTGCCCGAGATTCAGGAGCTTCTCTCGGATTTGGGTATCGTGGACAAGCCCCTTCCCCAGCTTGTCGTAGATCAAGGGGCGGAGGTGCTCCCAGGTGGAGATGAGGCAGGTGAGGTCGTAGGCCATGTTGTGCCCGATCAGGGCCACATCGTCGTTACCCAAAAGACCTTCCAAGATGGGCAGGGTCCTGTCGTCGCAGTGGGCGAGCAGATCAGACTCTATCCTATTCGGATTGATCCTCGTGGCCAGGCTGATGCAAATCACCTTGGGTGCAATCGCTCCCTCCCCCATCAGGAAGGTTTCCGTGTCCAGCGATACCCAGGTCTTGTCTTTCGTAGTCATCAAGCAGGTCCTCTCGAACCAGGGCGTTCTCAGAATAGCACATAGGGCAGGTGCAAGAACGTATCCTCCGATTCATCTGTGCCCTGTAGCGGCAATCAACGCAATGATACATCACTCTTTGTTGGACGCGCCTCATTCTTGCCTTTGCCCCCCGGTCTTCTTCTTGGCATACTCTTGGAAGTATTTGTCTTTCTTCTTGATAATCTCTCCCGGGAACCCGTCTCCGAAGTGGACTGGGGTGGAATGAAAGATCCTCTTCAGCTCGCCTCCGCACGGGCATGTATCAGGGCGCTTCTCGTTCATGCCAAGCTGGACCGAAAGAGGCTTGCCACAGTCCTTGCATTTGAAATCGTAGATAGGCATGTTTACCTCCAGAAAGTAAAAGAAAAGAGGCCCCTCCAGCGGTCTCAGCAACTTGTTGCGACCAGATCCTTTTGGGGCCTCTTGGGCTTCAGGTTCGTGCCTGTCAGTCCTTGGACTGGTAAGCCGAGGCCATCTGCTTCATTTCCTCCTTCGTGAGCAGCTTGGTCAGCTCCTCCTCCGTGAACCGCTCCTCGATCTCCTCCTCGGTGAGGACCCGCTTGTAGGACTTGCGGGTGTATTCCTTGCCGGAATCCTTGCCCACCCGGGTGATGTTGTCGACCTCGACGATGAGGCCAGCGAAGGGCTGATCATCCGAGGTCACGTAGTCACACGCCTCCTCGTCGATCTCATCCTGGGAATCCGCACCGGACAGGGTGTAGACCATGGACTTGAAGTTGGGCAGGAAGCTGTCGTGCCGGGCCATCTGCAGGTCGGCGAACTCCTCCCCGGGATAGTGGCCCTGGTCACCCTCGCTGGCGATGACCTCCAGGCACTTCTTCTGGACGGCCACGAAGTCCTCGCCCTTGCGAGAGGTGCCGACCTTGATGCTCTGGATGAAGACCACATACCGGCCCGGCTTGGCATAGTTGGACTGCATGGACATTTTGGTTTGACCGATACCCTTGAACAATTTACCCATAGTTTCGCTCCTTTCAGTTTTTGCGACTTGGGTTCACTCCTATTATACGGCGGAAACCTACTCTTGTCCCCTTCTTTTTTCAAAAAGTTCATGTTTTTCTGTCATGACCGAAGGAACCCCCTCCTGGCGCTCGAAAATGCCCGGGTCCTCCGCCCTGCCGATAATGCTGATTGCCCCGAGGGCGTTCAGCTCCCGGCACCTTCGATCCATCTCCGGCTCGCATTGGCTGATGTCGATGCCGTCCTTGGTGGTGGCGGTGCTGAAAAGGCCAGTGCAGTAGTGGAAATCCCACCGCATGAGGTGGGCGCAGTCAGAGTAGTAGTAATCCAGCTTGGGATCCAGCCAGAGGTAGGGACCTCGCTTGGCAGCGGCCTTCCGGTGCTTTTCGCTGACGATGTATTTCACCATTGACACGTTGCTGAAATTCTCCACCAGCATCTCGGCGTCATCCTCGATGGAATATGGCCTGCGCATGATCATGTCGTCCTGAAGATACAGGATCAGGTTGGGGGCATGGCGGTGGGAGACGTATTGAAGCCCCGCATTCAGGTTATTCGCCAACAGCGGCTTGCCGGGAGTATAGAAATACTCGATGTCCTGGGACTCCAAGAAAGCCTCGGTCTCTTCCCGGAGCAGGTGCCCTTGTTCCTGGATGGCGGTGACCCATGAAACCCTGCATTCTCCCCAATCCATGTTAGTGCGGACCGATCCTATCATCCGCTTCAGGGCCTCGAATCTCTCTGGATACCGATTCCAGGCAGTGGTCAAAACGCAGATACTGATCATCCCCTCACCTCCTTGGCGATCCTGCTCCTCGGCGTCCTGGTCCTCCAAAGGCAAGAAATACTTGTCAACATCCCAGTCGTAGTATCCGCCCTTTCTGATGCCCTGCCGGAACTCGCTGAGGTCAAACTCTGCCTCTTCAGCTCGCACCAGATTCCAGTCCATCCTGGGCTTCCCCGAACTGTTCGTTAATTCTTTGTCTGTCATTGGTAGAAAGCATCCTGTTTTGCATACCGCGCTCACGTAGGAACTGTGAGGAGTATACCTCGGGGAGCGGATCATAGTCGGCTATCAGCAACTTTTGTCGCTGACCAGTCGTCTGGGTGATGTAGATCGAGTCATTCAGGGTTGCCGCAAACAAAATCTTGTCCCACCTGAGGGTGTTGCACGTGGTGGCCACGACGGTATCGGCCCTCTGGCCCTGGCGGTGCGTCCTCCCCAGGACCTGCTCTGCCTCCTTGGCTGGCCGTGGCCACTGTAGGAAGAACTCGTGCGAGAAGTGCTGGAGGTTTTTCCCGGTGCCGTGTGCCCTCATAGAGGCCACACAGACGGCGTCCTTGTTGCTCGGGTCCATAATCACCTCTCCAGCCCGAGAGCCTGCAGGGCAGTCCAGAGTGCGTATCCCGGCATCCAGGAGGGTCTCCACCATCCAGGAGGCGATGGCCTTGTGGTGGACCCAGATGATCCCGCCCTCTCCCCTGGGAAGCTCCTGCGCCCACTTCAGGCCCTGCTGGATCTTGTAATCACAGACGCGAACCACCCGGCCCTCCCTGACAGGCATGTTCGGAAACTCCAGGCCCTTCATCTCGATCCAGAGGTCGGCCAGCATCTGTGGGACCTTTTGCCCCCCAGTTCGGGATATTTCCAGCCCCACCAGGAGTGGGGTGTCCAGGCCACTGGGAGGGCTGCTGGACAGGAAGTGTCGAAGCTCTCTGAGGTATTCCTGCTTCGCCTCGTGGTGTTCCAGAGCGCCGTCCAGCGCCTTCCTGGCATCCTGGAGGGTCAAGCCGTGCCGACGGGCAACCGTGTCCTCATCCGGCCAGATCAGCTCATTGTAAAAGCCAGCAGATAGTTCGTAGAGCCATTTGAATGTGTGAATGGCGTGATCAATCTCGTCTCCGTTGGGCGTGAGGAATTCCGTCTGGACTTGCTCCGCCAGGGTCTCCAGGGCCTCGAAGCCCTCGAACTTCTCCGGCGCCGGGACTGGCCGGTTGCGCAGGAGCAGGCCGGTGCCTATCTCCTGGTCGCCCGTGGCCACTACTCCAGGGGTCGTGGTGAGGCGGTGCTTGTATGCGTTCCGGTAGCCCTCGACGGTCTCCTCAAACGTCTCACCAGAGCCGAAGAACTTCGTCCTGGCCCAACTCAACAGAGGCTGCAGGGGACGCATCTCCTCGGCAGAAGCGAAGTCCACCTCCGAGTCTATCACGGATCCCCATTCGCCAGCCTGGACGGGGTTCCTCGGCAAGGGACACGCATCCCCCAGGGCGGCCCGGATCAGATGGTGGTATTCCGAAATCCGCCGGGAGGTGATCGTGCCAGACACCGCAAGGAACTGAGGTCCCTTTTCGATTATGTATTTGTTCAATCTTCGTGCCCGAGCGGCCCTGAGGTTCTTGAGCTTGTGGCACTCATCAGAAATGATAACCTCAGGGCCGATGGCCTCCAGAATGTCATCAGTGTCCTTCACCGAAAGCAGGCTGTAGGGCATCAGGTAGCACCCTGGCCGTCCAGAGTCCACGATCTCCTTGCGCTTCTTTGGGGTTTTCCGTCCCAACTTGTGGAAGGGAACCCCCAGGGAAATCTTGGTCCTGGCCCACGGTATGTCTCGGTGAATTAACTGACCGTATACATCAGGCGGCATAAGAAGGATGATCTTCCTTGCCCCCTGAAAATAGAAGTGGTCCGCCGCTTTAAGGGTGATCAGGGTATTGTGTAAAATTATGTTGTTGCCCACCCAAGATTCGGTTCCGGGCACGTTAAGATCATATACTGGATGTCTTCCGATAGGCTGGACCTTGCATACCCTTGCCCACCTGATATGATTGTGGGCCAGCTTGGAGTAAGGCCCAGAGTAGTCAAAATCATCACAAAATCTGCTGAATTTTTCCCTGGATACAAACTGGCGAGAAGTGGCACTTAACGCGTCCCTTATTACCGTCTTGCTGGCACGCATATATTCGGCTATTTCACTTGATTCTTTTCGAGAAATGGGAACAGAATCCTTATTTGGATTGCCGACCTCCTCATCCGCCCCAACGAACTTTCTCAAAGCAGCACCAGAGACAGTCAGCCTCCAAGAATCGAACTTCTTACCGTTGCATCTGGTTTTTTTATAGTGTGTGCAGGATATTACACCAAGCCGAAGAAAAAGGTAACGCAAATCAGCCAAGAGTCCTTTGTTGGCAAGGCCAATTTGTAGCTGTCCTCCTCTAGAAGCACTAAAATGTCCGTCACAAGCTATGAAACGGTCAAGAAACAGCTTGCATTGCCTCTTAGGCAGCAAATACCATAACGAAGGCAGCCTCTTATTTGTAGCCTTGCAGCCCCATTGATCCCAACGCCTGACTATGTGGCTCAATCCTCGGATGTTTACCTGGGTTGCTTTACCTGCTGGTTTCCTTGCCCCGAAGCTGCCTCCCAAACAATCTACCACCTCTTGCATTTCTGCAAGAATGGCTGGGTCCATGTTAGTGAACGACGGTTGCCCACTTGAAGTGCTTCCATCAGACATCATGTATGCCAAGAAAACAACTTCCGCATCGGAAACATCGAGCATCTCAGGAGGGTCTGGCAACTCCCTGGGAGTGGCAACCATGTCTCCCTTCTTTAATTTTCCAACACACTTCCACCCAAAGGGCGTATACACTGGATGGTCCAAGGAAAGACCAACGTCCTCTCCGCAGTCCGTATAAATCCTTACACATTCTTTTTTACCAGATAGAAAAGATG